GTGGTAAACACCAGCAGATGTACGTTTCAATTCTAGAATTGAAACGTACATCTGCTGGTGTTTACCACAGAATGAGAAACAATGGTAACTTAGTACAATACAACAGAGGTGAATTCTCTGCTAACTTAATCCGTTCTGTATTTGGAGATTTATTCTACAGAAGAGTGGATGTTAAAGACAGAAGTGTTAAAATGTATACTAATGAGGCTGGATTCGACGTATTCCAACAAGCTTTAAAAACAGATGCATTAAATTCTGGTCTTACTTTCATGGCAGATTCTGGAAACAGATATATGCAAGGTGAAGGACAACACATCACTTACAACTTTGCATTTGATGCAATGGTAACTCGTGAGACTGGACGTGTTGAATTGATTCACTTAAAAGAATTAGATTTACCACAAACTAACTTAGAGTTTGGACAAAACAAAAAATCTACTCCAGTATTTATGGTGTTTGATGTTTCTCCAATGTCTGATGGTTCAATGGTAAACAACATTAGAGAAGTACGTATGAAAGGTGCTCCTTCTATGACATGGGGTTATATTGATGGTACTCGTCACCACTTAGGTTTTGCTAAATCTCAAGGTATGAGTTCTGCTAACAAATTCCCAGGATACGAAATCTGGATGAAAGACAGATGTGATGTATTTATCGAAGATCTTTCTAGAACTGTGTTGATCGAGGAAATCCCACAATTCTAATAACAAAATAGTAGGAGTAATGCTTACCATAAGAACAGCATACTTCTCTTTTTTCCGAGATGAGTCCCCTCACCTCCTCTCCCTCCCAGAGGGGATGATTCTCAAACCCAGTGCCTAACTAAGCATTTGCCTTAGCACCTGCACTTTAAAAAAAGACTATGCTTAGTCAAGCCTCTTGCACAGCAACGTAACTAAGTATCAGAGTGATGGATTGGGGTATCCCTGGTCGCTGCTCCCTTCAATGGGAACACTCTACAAATCGTGTGGTAGAGCAGTTGGTTAGCTTGCTAGGCTCATAACCTAGAGGTCGAAGGTTCGAGTCCTTCCCACGCAACTAAAATAAACCAAATATTTAATTAAACTACATTATGGGTAAAACAGGCAAAATCTCTACGATAAAACGTGAGTATAACAGTTCTCAACTGCAAACAATGGACAGTGGATTGTCACAAAAAGGATTTACAAGAATTCCTGGAACAGGAGTATTCAAATATCCTTATAAAGAATTGGATGGTAAATATAGAACAGGATTAGATCCAGACGCTACATATATCAAAAGAATTCAAGATCCAGTTGAAAAAGAATTAGAAATAGAAAGAGTGACTAAGCTTAAAGCAAGACTTGAAAATGAATTAGGTGATATTGATTTAGGACCTCGTTCAAAGTTTTGGAATTACGGTTTATCAACTTCTACAGATGATCAAACACATGTACAACCAGTTAAGTTATTAGATGGTGATAATTACTTTGACCTATCAGTTCCTTTTCAAGAGATAGCCTTTTCATGGTTAAGAGTACATCCAACTATTGCATCTTCTCACCAAGCATGGGAAAGAGGAGAATATCCAGCAGATACACAATTTTATATTGTTGATGATGAGATAGAAAATGCAGTGATCTACAAGAAAAAACAATTGATTAACAAAGCTATTGTTAAGTTTGATAGTATGACTCCTGATAAGAAACGTAAAGTTGCAAGACTTTTAGGTCTTCCAGTATCAGAGGATACTAAAGAGGAAGTTGTTTATAATCAAGTAGATAACACGTTGAAACAAACAGAATTCAAGAATGGTAAATATTCAGGATTGAATCCAGTTGAAGTGTTCAATAGATTTGCTGACATGAAAGAAGATTTACTCCATATACAAGATTTAATTAAACAAGCAATTGCACATTCGGTTTATCGAGTAAAAGCAAATGGTAAAGTTTACGAAGGTGAATTTGAAATTGCTAAAGATGAACAAGATTTAATTAAGTTCCTAGCTGATGATGATAACCAAGATGAGTTATTAATATTAGAAAGTAAATTAAAAACTAAAAAACTAGCTTCTGTATAAGAGGCTAGTTTTAAAAATATAAAAGAATATGATACCAGTAGATAGTTTATTATACAAGATTGATCAAAAACTAAATAAACTATCAACTAATGCACATCAACAGATTCAATTAGAAGACAAAATCTTAGCTCTTAATGAGGCTCAGATTAAGTTGATAAAACAAAAGATTGATGGTATTAGCACTGCTAGTCAATTAGGACAAGATTCATTTAAGAAACGTTATGAAGACCTACAAAGTCTTATAATGAATTATAATCATCAGCCTTTAGATCTTACATTAAAGAATGCTGAATTGAATCAATGGTGCACGTATGTGCATAATCTTACTCCACAATATATGTTCTATATAGATTCATATTTGTTGGCAGATAAAGGTAGATGTAAAGATAGAAAGATCTGGATTAATCGAGATCTTGCTAAACATGGTGATCTACAGTTTATATTAAACAATGATCATTATAGACCAAGTTTTGAATATCAAGAGACATTCAACTCTTTATCATCAGATGAGATAAGTTACTTTACAGATGGTACATTTATCCCAACTAAAGTTTACATGATGTACATGAGATACCCAGTGTATATAAATAAAGCAGGATATATCATGTTAGATGGAACTCCATCATACGATGCTGATTGTGAACTTGAATTATATTTAGAGGATGAGCTGTTAGATTTAACAGTACAAAATCTAGCAATGTATACTGAAAATGCTGCAGCAGTACAAAGTGCTCAGTTCAGAATACAAACAAACGAATAAACTTTATTAACATTTAAATAAATTAAAATGGCTGATTTTTCATTAACCACGTTATTCGTGGTTCCAGTAGGGCAGAGTGCTGTCCCTAGCTCTGGCTCAACACAAGACCTAACTCCAGGTACTGTGGGTATCTTTGGTAGTAACTATGCATATGTTACTGCTTCTGGTACAAATCCAATCGCATCTTCTCCTTACTTCTATGTAGCTCAAGGTAGAACAAACACTTATTTACAAGGTTCTAAAAGATCTGACAAGATCAAAGGATGTCCTTCAGGATCTGGGTGTAACTCAAACGTAACAGAATGGTACAAAGTTTCTGCTTGTCCAACTGCTGCTAACCAAATTACTGATGTAACTAATTTCACTGTACAATGTGGAGAAAGCATCACGTTAACTTTACGTGCTCACTCTTCTTACATTGATACATTGTATTTCAATGGTTTCACTCGTTCAGTAACTATTCAAGCTCCATGTTGTAACTGTGATGACAATCCATGTGATAATGTAAGTGCAAACATCATTATTGACTTATTGATTGCTAAATTAAGACAACAAGCTCCAGGTAACAACCCTGATAACATCAGCTTCAACACATTCTTTACATTTGAGAATATTGGTGGAACTATCTTACGTATTACAGGAAAACCATTAACTAAATATGGTCAACCTTGTGATATCGCAGCGTTCCCATTTGAATATGATAGATTGTGGTTCCGTACATTTGTATACGCTGGTCCAGCTACTACTGCTGACTTTATCGTTGCAGATGCTTGTAACTATGTTGCTACTCCTATTGTTCAACAACGTGCTTCTTATCCTACTGGTACATCTGCAGAGATTGCTCAATTAGAGAAAAACTTCTACAGCTACCAAGCAGGTTACTTGAAACACTTATACAGAATGAATGGATACAACGAGAACTTTGAATCTTGGGTATCTGATGGTGCAACTTACAACACATTCTATATCAGATTCAACGAGTATAACAAATCTGAGTACCAATGGGGTGATTATATCATGGAAGATTCTACAGTGATTCTTGCTGTGCCTAATCCAGTTGCTCCAGGTAATTATAACCTTACTCCTGCATTTGAAGCAATCTTAGTTGCTGGTTTAGGTACTGTAGTAGATCAAGGAATTCCTTGTATTACAACTACAACTACTACTTCTACTGCTGCTCCATCAACAACAACTACTAGTTCTACTCAAATCCCTTAAGGATAAAGAATAGTAAAATTAATAATAACCTATGCCAGGGGAAAGAGGATAACTCATATTCCTCTGGCATATTTATTTAAAACAAACATGGCAAATTTACAATTAGATATACTAGTAGTACCTACTTACGATGTTAATACTCTTGGTGTTGCAGATGCTTCTGTATATCCTACCAATCCTCCAGTGGTCTCTGTACCATCTATTGAGATTGATATACCAGGATTCGGAATCAAAATTCTACCTTTTGTTCCCAACCAATTAAATGTGTTTACATCTTCTAATTTGGGAATTACAGAACCTGGTTGTAATCAACCACTTCCTGATGGAGTGTATAGATTAAGATATTCTGTTGCTCCTGCATATGCAAACTATGTAGAGAAAACAATATTACGTGTTGATAGACTTCAAGAGAAGTTTGACAATGCGTTTTTACAATTAAATATGATGGAGTGTGACAGAGCACTTAAAACACAATCTAGTGTTACATTAAATACAATAAACTTCTTTATACAAGGAGCTATTGCTGCAGCTAATAACTGTGCAGAATATGAATCAAACACATTATATATTCAGGCAGATAATATGTTAGATAACTTTTTAAGAACCAATTGTGGTTGTTCAGGTAACAACTACTTAATAAACTTTTATTAATTATGGCACAATGTAATTCATGTGGAGCTAATGTGGGATGTGGATGTCAATTGAGAGATGGACTATGCGGACACTGCGCTTCTAAAGTAAATAATTAAAAATTAATATTATGTTATCACCAAGATTAACTAATTGCCCAGAATGTGCTAATATCCCTTCTTTACTTAGAAAGATAGATTGCAAGTTAGCAGAACTTGGTAATAATTTATATAACAACGTATCATATATGTTGAATAAACCTGTACCTGCTGATGACATTCTTCAGTTAATAGGGTATAGAAGAATATTACAATTTAAATATATAAACCCAAACTACGTTCATAAATACTCAGTAAATATGATTGCTAGTAGAGTGATACGTCTTACAGTAGGATGTGTTAGTAGATGTAATACACCAGAACCTTGTAAAGAAGTTCCTTGTGATATTACAATAGTTCCTAATCCAACCACAACAACCACAACAACAATTTAAACCTTTTAAAATAAATAATATGTCCAATTGCACAGATTGTTATAACGGATGTACAGAGATTGTCTCTGACAGATGTGTTAAATATACAGGAATAGATGTTCCTGTTCTAGGAATACAAACAGGAGATACATTGTCTCATGTAGAAGAATCAATTATAAATTTCCTTGTTCCAGTGTTAAATGGTACAGGTGTTAAGCCAATTATAGATGATAGTATTATTTGTAACACTGTAAGAAAATATCTTCCTGTATGTACAATTTGTACAGGATTTACATTGAATGAAATATTATCAGCTATTATAAAAGCTGCTTGTGATCTTCAAGAACAAATAGATGCAATTAATGTTACCCTTGCTACATTAAATGCTGATTATACAATTGGATGTTTAACAGGTGTTACAGCTTCTTCAGATACACATTCTATTGTACAAGCTATTATTACTAAACTATGTCAAGTAGAAGTTAATTTGGTAGCTCTTGCAGCTGATCTTAATTTAAACTATTCAAGTAATGGGGCTGAGTTAGATGCTTATATTGCTAATTATTTAGCTACAAATTCGCCTACTACTAATTTAATTAGTAACAGAATGGTTCCTTATTCAGTGGTTTTATATTTTGGACCACTAAGTAACTTTTCTAGTACAGGAGTAGGACTTGGTGATTGGGATAAA